TGAGTGCGTAAAACTTGAGCTTGGCCGCAAACAGGGCATCCATGACACAGCGATAGTCATGGCAGCCATATTTGTCCTTGTTGCGCGCCATCGCCGCCGAAGCCAGGGCCATCCGCTCTTCGTTCGTCCCTTTCGGCAAGCCCGCGCCTGTATCCGTGGTGTAGTAGTCCTGCTCCATGTAATACACGGCGTATAGCACGGAGAAATCCGCCAGTGCCTGCACGTCATCCGGACCTGCCTCGAACGCATCACAGTCGTCCAGACAGAATGTCGTCCGGTATACCGTGGTACCTGCCGTGAGATTGTCGATCCTTGAGACCCTTGTGAAGACCGTGAGCGGTCTCAGGGCCGCCGGCAGTTCATCGGCCAGGGCCGCCAGCGGGGAAAGCAGTGCCGCGATGAATAGCAGCGTTCTCATTTCCGTCTCCTCTGGTAGTCATCGAAGCCGAAGGGGTCCCCCTCGCCTTGTTCATCCGTCGAATAGGAGGTCAGGCTATGTTTTTCCTTGAATGTCGCATACCTCTGGATGCCGATATCCTCGTACAGCTTGTGCATGATGCAGCGTGTAGGGTCCTTGGCTTTGCCGCAGCTGCCGTCATCATGGGCATGCAGCAGGGCGCGCGCGTACGTTCCGTCCGCTGCTTCCTCTAAGAAGCTTTCAGCCAGATTCTTGTCGCCCCGGCCAGGTTTGAAGCGGCCATATCCTCCCTGGTAGACGGCAAACAGATAAGCATAGTCCGCAAGGTCATCCAACCGTGCCGCGTTACCATCGAATCTCTCGCAGTAGACGTCCGGATCCAGGCTCCGGCACAACATGATCTGGGCTTCGTCATACTGGCTGGAGAAGGTCTCCCCCGAGAATTTGGTGATCTTGAGAACGGTGGCAAACTGCGGATGTCGCTTGAGAAGAGCCAATCCGTCTGGCGCGTCTTCCGCAATCGCGTTAGCCGCGCATAACGCCAGGGAGAAGAAACCGATCGACAGACCTATCCGCATCACAGCCCCCTTTTGGCCGCTTATCCCTCGCCTCGATTATATAGCTTCATTCGTATGGGATCTTCCCCATTCAACCTGTAGAGGTCGACTGCTTCTGGTTTTATATTGTCTCTCCCCTTCTGGAAATGCCAGTGCAGCACGCCATCCTTGTCTTTTTCGAGGATGGCGTGGGTATAGCCGGCATCCATGGCGGCCCGGCGCAATGAGGGTTCGTCGATGGCATTGTTGTTCGTATGCGCGTCCAGTGCGCTGGCGCCGTGGCAGTGCTTCCAGGTCCCATCATCCTGCTTGCACATCACTTCGGTGCCGCCAGTCAGGGTGATTTCGTTGGGTATCTTGTTGGCAACATTTATCAGGCGGTCCAGGTTCTCGCCCCAAGGCAGCATGGTGTTCGGCGCGGGTTTGTTGATCGCGATACGAGTCCCATTGGCGGTCTGGAACATGGGGTGCTGGGGATCCGTGGTCACATTCAGCAATCTCGGGTCGGCATCCGGCGCCGACGTGATGCCCTTGTCGAGTAATGCCCCTGCCAGGCCAGGATGATGCAGCGGGACCGGCCCCTCGTAGCCGAGCATGGAAGCCAGGCCCTCCCCAAGTATCGGCTTCGGATGCAGGAGTAACGCCGCCATGCCCTGTCGGGACGGGTCATTCGCCTGTTTCAGCAGCTCCAATGCCTGCTTCTGGGTGATAGGTGGCTTGTAAGGCGCCCGGCTGCTGAGGGTGGGGGCGATATCCTGTTGCTCTTCGTCGTAGTTCGCCATGTTTTCCTCACTTTGATTTCTATCTCTGTCCTGCGGGCATGCCGTAGATGTCAACGCCCAGCGCCTGCCCGAATCCGGCACCAGCGCCGCCAGGGATGCTCACCCTCGCACGCACGTAGCGGCCCGCGACCCGCGCGTGACAGATGCCGGTGGTCGCTTCCTGTGCCGCCGCGCCCGTGGCGGAGTAGTCGCTGTTCTCCAGGTTCCGCGTCAGGAACTGCACCGTGGGCGCGCTCGCCCCTCCCACCGCCTGGGTCAGCACCGGCCGTGCGCCATCCAGATAGATGATGCCGCCGGGATTGGGTACGGATTCCAGCGTGTCCAGCGTGGCATCCAGCGGATCGCCGCCCAATTGCCCGTAATTGTTGCCCGCATCGAAGGCCTGGACCTGCAGGTTGCCACCCTGCCAGAACGGGTCGTCCAGCGAGGGCGTGACCAGGTCCAGGTCCGTGTTCACGCCGTCCAGCGTCTCCATCGTGTAGCCGAAGCTCTTGCTGCTGAAGATGCGCGAGAGATCCTGCGTCGTCGGCATGAACCGCTGCTCTGCGTAGTTGTAGGCGATGGTCTTGTCCGGTATCCCGGTGGCGTTACCTGCCGAGCAGTAGCACCAGCGGATCAGTTTCGTCACTGGATCGTAGGCCCCCACCACCCGGTCCGCGTAGGCCTGCGAGATGTCGTTCAGGAAAGTGGTGTCCACCTTGCCATGCCCGATCTGTATCACCTGCTGTCCGTCGGTCATGCAGAACCCGTCTTCCGCGATGAAATACACCACGTTGCCGAGCTGCACCGGCGAGTTGGGGTAATAGGCGCCGCGCTGCTTCTCGTAGGTGTCGAAGCTGAAGATTGCGTCCCCGCCCGTGTAATAGGCACGGGTGATGGCCCGTTGCTGGAAGATGAGGCCGTAGGCATAGCCATCGGCGATATGCGTCACCGGACCGTACACGGCGTTCAGGAACTGTTCGCCTGCCTGCGCCTGCTGCGCCGCGAGGGTCCCGAAGTCCCAGTTGGTGGGGTCGCCGATGGCGCACCACTGCAACCGGTTCGGCACCAGCCCGTTCAGCGGGTCCTCCGTATTGCCCAGCATCACGAACTGGTTCACCGCAGCCACCGCCGCTGCTTTGGGGGGTGAGCCCGCGAGGTTGGCGAACGCCGGGGTCCCCACGTCGATGGCCTGCACCGGATCCGCCAGGTTCGTCGCCACCAGCAATGTCGGGAATCCCGGGCTCGAGAATTCTGCGAACTTCCAATAGCCCCCGTCCGCGGTGGTGTAGCCTGCACCGGACCGGTCGGCGAAGGCCGTCCCGGTGTATTCCAGGAGCTGCGCCGCGGTCCCCACGTATACGTGCGTGTCCGCGTTGGCGTCCGTGGCCGCATAGGCCCCCTGGCAACGCGCGCCGATGGAGGTCCCCAGCGCAGAAAACCCCGGTGCCGGCACATAGGCGCCGTTCACCCACAAGGCGTTCTGCACCAGCGGCGACCCCGGGTTGTCCTGCTCCGGCAGGTCCGGCAGCCATTCACCGAATTTCAATCTCGCCAATAGCTTCGCCATCAGAGGTGTGGCCTCACCCAGCCCACGCCTGTCTGGCCGACGTTCTTTTCCTGCAGGTTCGCCAGGGCCTCCTTCTCGAGCTGCGTGTAGAGCATGTACTGCTCCGGATCGCGGATGTATCTCCCGTAGAGCTGGCGCACCGCACGGGTGCGGATGAGCTCCTCGGCGCTGGTGAGCCAGGCGTTGGTATCGCTGTCCTGCGTGAGCGGTGCCGGAGAGAGGATCACCGTCCCCTTCACCTTCACCGGCAGGCCGCCCTGCGGCGGCGGGAACAGGCGGATCTGCCCGTTCCAGAATGAATAGTCCGTCGGGTAGCCTGACCAGAAGTCGTTGCCCAAGTCCACTTGGTCCAGGTACTGCTCCGTGCGCGGCTCCAGGCGGTACGTATAGTTACCGAGCATCGCCAGCACATCCAGCACCGAGGCGAAGTTCGTGGGCAGCGGGTAATAGCGCTGCCCCTGCACCGTGGTGATATCCGCCATCGTGGCCTCGTTGAACCAGAAGGCCTTGTTACCGTAGAAGGTGATGGCGTTGTTGATCTCGCGCTGGATCTCTGTGGTCAGATCCGATCGCGCCAGCTCGCCGGCGATCGCCGCCTGCATGTCCGAAAATGCCATCTCTATCTCCAAGAAGAAGGGCCCTTGCGGGCGCCATGAGTCCTGTGCCCCCCCGCTATTCTTGGGGTTTAGGCGGTATTCAGGGGTTCCCTGACGCCAAGATGGCGCCAAACCCGATGGTGGGCCCGCGCTGGCGGCGGGATGATGCATTCGTACATACGGCAAGGACTGCTCATATGAATGCCAGCATCAGTGCTGCACTGGGATTGATAGGGCACCGCACTAAGGCCCGGCCTGCTCCGGCCGCCATCGCCAGGCCACGGCTCCCTCATACCTTGAAGCTCGGGCGCCTGCGTGCAGGCGATCTCGAGCGTCTCGAGCGGCTTACCCAAGGCACTTTGCTCATCCAGGCCGGCAGCTTCGTCGCCCGTTACGGCTATCCGTTCCGCGACCTCTATGCCGTCCGCTCGGGGCGTATCCAGGCCAGCATCACCGACGCAGAAGGCCATGTCCGCCTGCTCGGCGAATTCCTGCCTGGAGACGTGATCGGCTTCGACGCATTGCGCAGGGGTACTTATCCTGCCGACTTCGTGGCCCTTGAGCTCTCCACCGTCTGCCGCGTACCACTCCACATGCTGGATGGCTTGGCCGCCGCCCAGCGCATCCAGTAAAGCCAAGACAAAAGGAGGGGCCCATACGGGCCCCTCAAGTCGCTTCAACTGATTCTCTCGTTAACTACACCTAAAAGCGTCGCGAGCGACGGCAGGGCTAGGCGCGCAAGGCGAGCAGGAGGGAGTGCACATTTGAGTGCATGACCGACTGCGAGTCCGAAGCGCAACAACGCCCTGTCGAGCGCAGCAGCTTTTAGGCGAAGCTCGCGTGATCAACTTGCATCTCCGCCGCGCACCGCACCGTGCCGTTGGCCCAGGTCTGGGCTGCGGTGGTGCACACGAGTTGGATCAGGGAAGACCCCGAGTTCCCGCCCGTAGTGGCGATGGGGTACACATAGCCCGTCGAGCCCGCCACGTTGTTGGAAGCCACGCCGCCCGCCTGCGCCAGCGTGGACTGGCTGAGGTAGCGGGTCGCCGAGCCGGAGTCCCCCAGGTTGAACTTGAGCGCCGGCGAGGCGCCGCTGTCCAGGTCGTCCGTGTCCACCGTCACATTCAGCACCTTGTAGCCGTTCGGCACGTTCATGAGCTGCACCACGTCGTTCGCCGCGAGCGCGGTGGTCAGCGAGATGCTGCCGTACACGAAGAAGCTCGCGCCCCTCTCGTTGATCGGCACCGTCCCGCTCAGTACCTGCGCGCTGGTATAAGTCGCCATTGTCTATTCCTCCCTATCAGTGCGCCGCGGCATAAGTGCTGATCACTTGAGTGCCGAAGTCGTTGCTGTTGAACACCAGCTTCTTGATGCCGAAGATGGATCCCGCCGAGACACCCAGCATGTTCCCGTAGTCGAAGAGCTCCTCGGACCAGGTGAACTGCTCCTTGCCCTCCTCCCGGCCGAACGCCAGCGCGCCCGCCTGGGCGCCCGCGAACACCGCGCGGTAGGTGTTGGCCATGGCCGCGCCGGAGTTCACCGCCTGTGACACGCGGTAAGCCTTGTGCAGGATCACCCCGTTGTACTCGCCCAGGCTCCCCGTGAAGATCGGATTGTCCGAGACCTCGCCGCCCGTCATCGCCGCCTTCTCGATGTCCAGCCACTGGCCGGTCGAGGTAGAGGTGCGCAGGTCCGTCACCTGGCTCGGGTGGATGAAGCACACGTACTTGTCCTCGCCCTTGATGCGGATCGGCCGGATCAGGTACGGGTTGTTGAGGTACGCCCGCTCCACCGCCGTGTCGATCAGCGCCAGCGAGAAGGTATCGGTGCTGGTGAGCTGGCTCTCCGCCGTGTGCCCGCCGGGCAGGATCGTGCGGGTCGGCGCCGTGCAGGCGTTGTTGCCCGTGTAGCGGCCGTCCGTCTGCACCGTGTAGCCGCAGAGCTGGTTGAAGAAGCTGAGGTCGAACCTCGCCGCCCACCAGTCCTGCAGGCCCATGCGGGCCTCCTCGCGCAGCTCGAACGGCACCCGCTGCTGGGTCATGCGTCCGCCCACGTTCACCGCGTGGCGCAGCTGGTCGATGAGCAGCTTGTCCGCGTAGGTGGTGAGCGCCTCCTCCTGGCCCTCCAACGTGCCGTCGCCCTGGATGCCGGCACCCGCGAGCTGCGTACGCAGCCCCACGTTCACCGTGTCCCCGGCGGACTTCTCCGCATCGTCGAGCAGGTAGATGACGTTGTTGCCGTCGTCCGAGATGAAGTTGCGGAACCAGGTCTGCTGGATCGCCTGGACCGCGAGTTTCTTCGCCCACAGCTTTACTGCGAGCGGATCGTTGACCGTGAAATTGGTGTTAGCCATTCCGGCTGTCTCCTGTGGTTAAAGATGGCGCGGCCTGTCGCCGCTGCCGCCCTTGTCGGAGGACGTTCCGAATGGCCTTTGACGGAAGGCGAACCGTGGGTGCACTTGACGCCGTGCCGCGTGGATTCACATGACGCAGTGAATGCGGAAAGAAAAAAGCCGCCCGGACTCGCCGGACGGCTTGCGTTGGATACAGTCATCCAGCGTAGTCGAATCTTTTCAAAGCTGACGCTGCGCGTCTAGCCCCTCCCCTTTTCGATTGTGAAGCTCACGTAAACTCTCTGGACCAAGTCTGTAAATTCAGCTTTTTCCCTATGGATATGTCGTTTTCGTTGCGAGCAGTATGGCGTCCGTTAGCGCGGCTCAGGTGTTTTCCCGCGCATCAGGAGGACCCCAGCATTGAGCACGATAGAGACCATCTGCGAAGCCCTTGCCACCCGTTCCCTTCTCCAGATCTGCTACGACGACCACTACCGCATAGTCGAGCCCAACGCCTACGGCGTCGACCCCCAGGGAAACCAGGTTCTCCTCGCCTATCAGACCGAGGGCGGCGGCGGCCATGACAGCCGTGCCGGCTGGCGCGTCCTCGATACCCGGGCCATGAGGAAAGTAGCTGTCCTCGCCGAGCACTTCCTCGGCCCCCGTCCCCGCACCGAGCGGGATGAAAACCGCATTGACCGGTCTTTCAAGACCGCGATTGCCGCGATCTAGCTGCTTCGATCAAGGCTGTTTCACGCAACCTGGACGGAAGTAATCGCCATGATCCATGTCGGCGAGGCAGACTTTCGTCACTCCCAACGCTTTCAGCGCATCCACGACTTCCTTCGGGTTGATGGTCGCCATTCCTCTGCGTGGATCGGCTTGCGCAGCGATCGCCCGGTCCACCGCTTCCGGTGAACCGAATGCCTTCACCATGCGCGCTGCCGCGTCCTGGCTCAGCCCCGCCACCGCCCGCTCCGGGACGCCGTTCACGGGATCCGAATAGCCTATGACGTTGTCCACGTCCTCGTACTTACCCTCATGGAGCACCATCACTTCATCCGATTCCTCGAGCACTTTCATGTCTCGCTTGGGTGGTTCGGTGTCCAGCCATGGGTGCAACAGGCCGGCGATCATGAAATATTGCTTGCCGCTCACCTTGGAGTCGTCGTACTTCCCGTAGTACCACCAGGGCCCATCACGCAGCCCCATGGCTGCGTATAGGGAAAGCGGGATCTCTTCATATTTGACAGCCCGCACGTCGTATTCGATACCCACCAATGGCTCTGTCATGCTGTATCGCTCGGGCACCACGGGTGTCGTGTTTGATGCGTCCCCGATTGCGGCGCTCAGCACCAGGCTAAGGCCGATACACAGAAAATACCTGCTCTTTCCACTTTGGATCGCCACCGGGATACCTCCCATCGCCGCCATGCTGCTTGAAGTCAGAGACCCACTGGGTTCCATCGTACATCTGCATGTGGCCGTTCTTGTGCTCGCCCCAGGCGGGATAGATGACCACATCCCCTTTATAGGGAGTATAGTTCTCGAAATCATCCACATCCAACCTCGCAAAACCAGCCTGCATCAGTTTTGGGCCGTAGTCCTTCGCTGACTCAGTTCTTTCCACGTTTCTGCCGCCCGCGCCGATCGCTAGTCTCACCGCCTTCCCGCAATACCCTGCCGTCTTATCGTCGTACTTCGGCAACGCATTGTCATCCAGATATTGCACTGCCTTGTCGACATCAAAGGGTGCCGGCTTGGCGGCATCCTGCATTTGCCGGATATCGGCCGAAGTGACGCTGATGTCCGGCAGGCCCGTTATTGTCGGCGCCGCTGCCTGTGGAGTTTGATAGCCGGCTGCCGCAGGTGCAGGTGTGAGGGGAAAAGCCGCCGTGATCGTTGCGCCATTCATCAGCGCTGCACCAAGTCCCGTCTGTGGTTGCAGAAAACTCGCCGGCTTCTGCAGCAGGGTCGCTCCCAATCCTAGCCGAGGGCGACCGGGAATCCCGCTTCCAAGACCCTCCTGCAACGCGTCATCGTCGAATGCAGTGCTCATACCTTATCGCTTCTTCCCGAACACCCGCTTCCAGGCTTTTTCGAACTCGTCAGGATCAGTGATACCAGCGAGGTCGCGGGCGTTCATCTCGTCTTCGCCCGTGGCGCCGCCCTGGTTCAACTTGGCGCCGGCCGCCTGCAGGCCTGCGGCGATCTTCGCCTGGGCCTCATGGCCGCCGTTCCTGCCTCTGGGCAGGTAGCCACGCGCCCTGGCGTACTCCCAGACCAGCTCCGCCGGGTTGCGGCCCTGCTGGATTGCGCTGTTGATCACTTCCGTCGTGTTCATGCGCACGATCGCCGCGCGCTCCTCTGCCGAATAGCCCAGGGCCTGCAGTTCCTTGTCCCGGGCTTCAGTGGCGTAGCGGTAAGCCTCATGGTATTCCGGCTGTTGCTTCGCAAACGCCTTTTCCTGCTCCGTGGCCCATGTGGAATACTGCTGCAAAACAGCGTGCTGCTGCGCCGCCTGCTCCTGCTGCTGGCGCCACTGCTGCAGTTCGGCCGTGCTGGCCTGCATGCTGCCCAGCACATGGTTGATGTAGTCCAGCGGACGCGTCTGCGGATCCGGTACTTCCGGTTGGTGCCCCGCCGGCATCTGCTGCAGCCGCTGGGCAAGCTGGGCCTGCCACTCCCGGTACTGTCTGAGTTCCTCGCGCAGCTGCTTCTTCTCCGCCCGCTCCTCCTGCAATGCCTGCAGGGGCACGAACCGGCCTTCCCGCTCCAGCTTGTTCGGGTTTTCGGTCCGTGGGGTATCCGGAGTGGTTTCGGCGGCTTCCACATCTGCGCCATGGCTCTCCACGGCCGCCTCGGGTTGAGGTGAAGGCTCGGAGAGCGACGGTGCCACGTCCTGGCCCTTGCTCTCGAAGAATCGGGACTCGGCTTCGTTCAACTGTGACATCGCGCTCATCGCTTCTCCTGCGTCATGTTTAAAATTATGTGTATGGAATCCACTATCTGCCAGGCCATCGAGGAGCATCATCTGCTGTGGCTCCGCTATCGCGGTGAACGCCGCATCGTCGAACCCCACATCTATGGGGAAGACAGCCATGGGCGCGAACTTCTGAGTGCCTACCAGATTGCCGGCGGCAGCCGGTCAGGCCAACCTGTGGGTTGGAAACTGTTCGACATGGAGAAGATCGAAGACGTGGAAGTCCTATCCCGCCGCTTCCCTGAGCCCGAGCCCGCCTATAATGCGGGCGACAAGACTTTTAGTAAGGTCTACGCTTGTTTATGAAGGGGTGATGGGGCTGCGTCTCTCGGGCGCGATCATCACTCGGTGATCCAGCCCAGCGCCGAAGACGCTTCCCAGAACAGTTTCACCTTGTAGCCGCGGCTATTGGCCACTTCGTCGAAGAACGTGAACTTGTGCATGTTGCGGGGATCG